AAGCTGAAAACATCTGATATTGTTCTTTCTGGAGCGATGCAGAGAACTATGGAGGCCGCCGCAGAGAAGTGCAGGGGAGAGATAGGAAATCTCACGCTGACAACGGCAATAGCCACACAGCAGGAGTATATGCAGACACTGAACGCAGCCTATATGAAGGTTACGTCCGGTGCTTTTTCGTACCAGGAGGCAATCAGACAGGCTATCCGAGATGCGGCAGTCAAAGGAACATCTGTCATGTATGACAGTGGGTATATTTCAAAGCTGGATACGGCAATCAGAACAGCTCTGCTGACCGGAGTAAATCAGACAGCAGGAAAGCTGACAGAGCTGTATGCTTCGGAGCTTGGAGCTGAGTATTACGAGACAACGGCTCATGCAGGAGCCAGACCCTCACACTCAGTCTGGCAGGGCAAGGTGTTCAAGATTGAGGGCACAGCTCCGGGGTATGAGAACTTCTACGAGGCAACCGGATATGGAACAGGAGCCGGTTTGTGCGGTTGGAATTGCAGGCATAGCTTCTATCCGTACTGGCCGGAAGTTTCAAAACCGGCATACACGAAAGATGATCTGGAGGATTACAGCAGACCGAAGTATTCGTTTGCAGGGAACCTTCTTACGGAGTATGAGTGTATGCAGAAGCAGCGTGAATATGAACGGGCAGTCAGAGAGTACAAGAGAATCCTGGCCGCCTATGATTCATATATCCAGACGGTCCAGTCAGAAGCAGACAGAGCGTACTTCCGGGAGGAGTTCCAGAAAGAATCTGTGAAGCTGAAAGAGAAGGAATCGCAGATGAAAGATTTCTGCAAGCAGACTGGACGGAGCATAGATACTGCCAGAACGCAGGTATCAGCCGTATATGACGGCAACGGTAACTTGGTATCATTTAACCGCTCAGTCAGTGGAAAAGCTGTATGGGCGAATAAGAAAGCAAAATAAGGAGGTAACAAGACATGTTATTTAGAAAAGCATTTGAACTGATGAAACAGGGAAAGAAGTTGAAATTGCCATCATGGGCTGGATATTGGTATTGGTCTAAAGATAAGCAGACAATTATCATACACACGAAAGATGGAGTTGACATGGATATCCGTGAGACACAGATTCCGGACTATACATTTTCCAATATCGCAAGTGATGAATGGACGTTAGCAGATAGTAAGAATTGTCCGGAATTGGGTGGCGAGGCTACATTCTCATTTGGAGACGCAATTAAGTATCTGAAACGTGGCATGAAAGTAGCAAGAAAAGGATGGAATGGGAAGAAGCAGTACATCCAGCTCGCTACAGGAATTTCTTACAAGACAGCGGATGGAGATATCGTAAACTGCGAACATGATGCTATCGGAAACATGGCTATCGCATTTGCCGGAACATCAGGAGTACAGATGGGATGGCTCGCAAGTCAGGCAGATATGCTTGCAGATGATTGGGTGTTTGCAGATTAGGAGGATTAATCATGAAGAAATTGTTTATTTCACAGCCAATGAAAGGAAAGTCTGATGAAGACATCCTGGCAGAACGCCAGAAAGCAATCAAGAGCGCAGAGGCGAAAATCGGAGAAGCAGTAGAGGTCATTGATTCCTTTTTTCAGGAAGCCCCGGTGGATGCAAAGCCCCTTTGGTTCTTGGGAAAATCCCTGGAACTTTTGGCCGGTGCAGACATCGCTTACTTTGCTAAAGGCTGGCAGGAGGCCAGAGGATGCAAAATCGAGAATACATGTGCTATTGAGTACGGCATTCCGGTTATCGAAGACTACACAGCAGAGTAGGAAGGAGGTGATCCTGCTATCTCCCATCCATGGGTGAAATGGTATTTGCCCCGTATAGGGTCGTAACATATTAACCCTTACAATTTACCATTGAAGCACTTAAAACGTGTCCTGGGAACTCTCAGAAGTTCGTAGACACCCTTTAAGACCACGAAAATAATTAACAGTCAGCCGGTCCGTTGGTGGAACGTCTGGCTGTTGTTTTTTGCCCTGTGATATGGCATATAAACTGTCTCCTTCTCTTGCGTGCGGAGATATAAATGCACGATAGCAGTGCCGGAGTGAACCGGAATCTAAACGAAATCAGCGAAACGAAGAAAGGAAGGTAAGTGAAATGGCTTACGAATTTTTGAAGAAACTTTTTGGAACCCCGAAGGACGGCGAAGAGCCTAAGGCTATGACCTATGCAGAACTGGAGGCAGCGATTGATGCCGACAAGAAAATCCAGGTAGTAGATGTGAAAGCCGGAGGCTATGTGTCGAAGGAGAAACTAGATGCCAAGATTACAGAGCTGGACGGAGTAAAGCAGCAGTTGTCAGATGCTAACACAACGATTCAGTCCTACAAGGACATGGATATTGACGGCATTAAGCAATCTGCAAAGGACTGGGAGACGAAGTACACCCAGGAAACACAGAAGCTGACCGCACAGCTTGCAGCCCAGGAGCGTACTCATGCACTGGATATGTTCATGGGTGGTTATAAGTTCTCGAGCAAACCTGCTGAAAACGGTGTAAGAGCAGAGTTTGAAAAGAAGAACTTTACCCTGGAAGATGGAAAGTTCCTGGGAGGCGATGAGTTTATGAAGTCCCTTATGGAGAATGACGACTACAAGGGAGCTTTTGTTATCGAAGATGATAACGATCCGGAAGACGATTCCCATGAGGATGAGGAAGGAAAGCCGTTCTTTGCAAGAGGAGTTGGCGGAACTGGTGGAGCCGGAGGCGAAGGAGTCAAAGGCAAAGAAGCACAGTTTAATCCGTTTGGGTTCAACTTAATCAGACAGCCAGACAAAAACTAACAGGAGGAGAATGAAATGGCGAAATTAAATTATGCAACCGAGTATTTACAGACACTGGAGCAGATGTTTCCGTATGTCCTGTATTTTGGAGACTTATTTGCGACACCGAACAATGGAAGGTTCCGTTGGGTAAATTCCAGAGTTATCGAGGTGCCGACAATCTCCACAACTGGCCGTACCGATGGAGACAGAGACACCATTGGAACCAGAAAGCGTAACTACAACAACGAGTGGAAACCGCTGACCCTGGAGAATCACAGACAGTGGCAGACGCTGGTACATCCGAGAGACATTGCCGAGACCAAGGGTGTTGTGGCAATCGGAAATATCACGAAGGTTTACAACGAGGAGCAGAAGTTCCCGGAAATGAATGCTTACTGCATTTCCAAGCTGTATGCAGACTGGACTACTGACGGAGCGAAGACAGCCCACAGTGAAGTGCTGACAGAGGAGAATGTGCTGACCGTCTTTGATGAGATGATGAAGAACATGGATAATAAGAGAGTTCCGAGAGCCGGAAGAATTCTGTATGTGACACCGGATGTCAGAACGTTCATCAACAATGCGAAGCAGATTTACAGAACCGTTGATGTAGGTAGCCGTTCTGATGCAATCAAGAGAGCAATCAATTCTATTGATGATGTGAAGATTCCGGAGAGCGTACCGAGTGACATGATGAAGACGAAGTATGACTTTACCGAGGGTTGGAAGGTAGATTCCACAGCGAAGCAGATCAACATGGTTCTGGTACATCCGGCGGCGGTAATCACACCGATTTCTTACGAGTTTGCTCAGCTCGACCCGCCATCCGCAGGCTCCCAGGGTAAGTATGATTACTTCGAGGAGTCTTTCGAGGATGTATTTATCCTGCCTCACAAGATGGACGCTATTGATTTCCATGTGAGTGTATAAGAGAAACTGATTACTGGCTCTGTGCGTGTGCATGGAGCCAATTTTTGAAGGGAGAAACCATATGTATAAAGTTGAGAAAAAGAACAGAGTTCTCAGAATCCCGGATGAGAAATTCGATGAGTACAAGAAGATGGGCTACATTATCAGGGATGAGAATGACAATGTGCTGTTCGAGCCGGAGAAC